ATTTACGCCCATAAAAAGCATTCACAGCATACTTATTCTGATCCACTCCAGCACCCACTGAAACTGGAAAGATAGGAAGAAGCTTAGCTTGAGGAGAGAAAATGAAATCATTACCAACCACACTTGCAGAAGCCGCAGTACCAATTGTCGCTGGTACACCAGGACAAGCAAAAGCTGTCGTATTAGGCTGTGTACCCATTAGAAATTTCACTCGCACTCCTCCCCTTTGATAACGATAAATGCATCCGAAGTATGAAAGAAATGTCCAACAAGAGACAGCTTTAAAAGCATCACTTGCCGACAATGTCAACAAACTCCCGTTCATTTGTGTATCGGCAAAGGGCGCAGCACCCACACTGAATGTTATATACGGAATGACAGATGTTGCGGCAGAACCAGATGGAACAGTAGACGCTAACAATGGAAAACCCTTTATATAGTATGCAGCACTATACCTTTTTAGTACTTGACGAAGATTAGTAATCTTCTCACCAAAATTGTATTTTGCTGCAAACCCTGGTTCTCTCTTAGAGACCCATAAAGGATTAGGCATTGTTTCGATACGTGAGTTTTGAACTGGTACAGGTACCTGGTTCAAAACCTTGTTCTTATCCACTTTTCCTTTCTTGTCCTCAACGTTCACAGCCTTCAATCTCCCCGACTGTGAAGTACATGTTGTTGCTTTCAACTCTCTCTTCACATCTTCAACTGACAACTCTTCAAAGTTTACAATCTCAGTATTTTCCTCTGTTGACTCAGAAATACCAGAGTTTGCCAGTATAGTTGTATTTGTTGGGGTTGGGAATTGGAAGAGTGTGCCAAGGTCATCAATCCCTTCAGGATCATTCTTGACACCCTCAAACTCCAATTGAGGCCATGATACGGTTGTATTAAAGTTACTGCCAGTGATTGCAGATAATGTCGGCCAAAACACTTCCAAATCATCATCAAATGACATATACACATTGATGCTAGCTTTCTCATTCGTTGCCTTGGTGGTACGCAACGGATTTAGCACAAACAACTTGATGTTTCCTATGCTAGACTGATCAATACCTACATAATCGGGAACATCAGATTGTGCAAAGAAGGGAGTCGGTAGAACTGGATATGGTGCATTATACGGAATCGTGAATTCAGACTCTGATGTACCAGTCAAATCATAAACTTGATTATACATCATATCAGCCAAATCAGTCAATGGTGTTATATCTGGAATGGTCACTTGGGATGGAACAAAAAGTGCCATAACTCGCCCCGACATGAACTGATTAGCCACCAACTGAATTCTAATACGCACACTCCCGCAATAATATTTGAAAGCTCGCATCATCCATCCGACAGTTGTATCTTGAGGTGGAAATAAAGGCAGATCCGCCAAAACATACGCATGCGCACGATCAGCTTCCCAATCTACTCGCTTAAGCAGACTCCATGTTTTACCAATATACACAATATCCATCTCATCATCCTTAGTGCCAAACAACTCATTACATGGTTCTAGAGCACATTTAGGATCAACAACAAGTTTTTCAATTGTATCAGACCCTACTCCATATGACAAAGAATTTGCAACCACTGGGGTCACTCGAATATTTGCTCCTATATTATCAGGTTTTGACAACCCAACACTACGCAACATTCGAGAGGCTCCAGAAGCCACATCTGTAGCTGTTTCTACAATCTCTGTCATTGGCGCCACAAGACCATCAATCGTGTCAGATATTACACCCATCTGAGCATACAAGGGTACAGATAATGCAGGTTCATCTAACCAACCATACACTGAAACAGACACAGGTGTTGTTGTTGATTGACCAGAAGTCAATTTATTCAACACAAACACCTTTACCTGTCCCAATGCCTGACCGGCCGTCTGAACTGCATCAACTGATCCCGTTGAGTATGTTGTCAATGGGTAATACAAGAATGGAGAGATAAATGGAATTGAAAATTCCACTGTTTGATTAGTTGCAGGATCAATAATTAAACTGGGAAAGCAAAGCAAAGAAGCCATGGATTTCTCATTCAACGCTTGTATACTGCACATGGATGATCCAGGTGCCCAGACAACCAACAATCTTCCAGCATGAAAACGAGTTGCATTAATTACCATTCTAATCTTATAGTTAGATCTGACAAACTTAAAATATTTCATTTTACTAGATTTAAATTTTGAATTTTGAATTGCAGTTGGTAAATCTATAGTTGAAATCAACGTATCATTAACATCTGTTTCCTTCCATTCAAATGTATTTATCAATCCAGGTCTAGATAACATAGAATTAATATCCTGACTCGCTTTTGCTCCTTCACCCTTTTCAGACCAGCTTTTGACATAGTCTTCAAAGGATTGTTGGTGGGGGGTTACATTCACAACTTCAGTTTTCACAGAATTTGCAAATTGGGTAGTATTCTCTTTCTCAACAACAATTTTATCATTTATTTCAGCCATACGTCACATTGAAGCCTGTTGTAAAATGCATACTATAGATTAACCCAGGCTCTCTCTATAGCAGTTCGACTAAATTACAAATGCATACGTCACGTGCACAGGTTAGTATCACCTCTCATACTAAAAGAGTTTTCATACAATCTAATAGACTGACAAGCACACAAAGTATTTACACTCTATATCTCGCACTCCACAAACGCAATTGTTCAGCATACGACAAAGCCATGTGCTTAATTCCAACAAGATTCAGGGCAACATCAAATCTACTACGCCAATAGTTGTAAACCTGGATGCCATGAAAATGCAATTCATACAAAGCATCATCCACATTCAAGCACACCTGCTCTACTGGATCATTGCCTGTTCTCACCCAATTCACCATCTCCACAATATCATCTACATTACGGAGTGGTACATGTACGCCGTGCTTTTCTGACCATTGCCACCGCCTTTGCAAAAATGTTACTTCACTCTGCTCTTCATAAATCCCCATGACTGCATTCTTCTGTGCTGGAGTCATCTTCATTCCAATACGTGCCATTTCTTCTGCAAGAGATAGCTGATTGAACCAAGATGCTCGCGGATGCACAATTGCTATATTGTCATCCCCATATGAGCACAATGAAACACATCGTCTCATCTGCTCAGGACTCGCTAACAGCGGGTCCTCTCTTCTTGCCACTTGCGTAAAGCAATAGCGATAGAGTACAGAGACCAATATAG